AAAGCGATAGCGGATAAAGCGCTTACCGTACTGCCCAGGCTTGCCGTACTGCATAATATACTCGTTAGAATGTGTTACACCGTTGAATGTCATTGAAACGAATACACCAGCATCATCATCTACCGTATGCCCTGGCATAATCTCGATCTCTAGCTCATCAATAGAGGCGGATTCCAGATAGGTAAAAGGCGTATAAAGCAACCATTCGACCACTTCGCCGTAGTGAGTAGCTACCGTGCTATCGAGAATACCAATAGTGGCATCGCGCTTATCACCGTAAACCCATACACCCTTGCGAGGCTCAAAAAGACCATGCTTGCCGCGCCAAGTTAAATCACCATTAACATCGGTTTTAAGAATCGACCACGCTAACTCCGGACCTAAAGACTGGCCAAGCTCTACGTTATAAAGCAGTGTTTCATTAGGTAGATGGGCTATTAAGTAGTGATAGTCATCTTCAACGCGAGCTTCCAACACAGACGTTGATAGCTGCTGCTCAGTGTATTGCCCTATAATCTTGTCAACTTCGCGGCTTGCTATGTTAGTGATGGAGCCAACACCAACAACATGAATGGAAACACTCTCTTCTTTGCGCCCACCCATAATAAAGAACTGATCCATCATCTCGCACTGACAATGAGTGCCAACTACGCCAATCTTTTGCGCTCTTTCTTGTACGCGCCTAAAAGCAAAATTTGTTTGGGCTGCATCAACAAAGTATTCCATTGTGTAGCGGCCAAATACGACAATCTTATTGTCAGCCGTTTTAGCCAAAGCTAACGAGGCATCTGGCATAAATTCAGCAGTAGCAAACTTTAGAGGGTCAATGCTTGATTCATCGTTAATATCAGTGTGATAAATAAAGTCGCCATCAGTGAAGAAGTAATAACCGTTAATCCAGACGCAATCAATCGGATTACCTAAGTTAGAATCAGTTACCTCTCTAAGCCCATTTGTGGGGTCGTAAAGATAAAAGCGACCACCAGCGACTATACCCTGCGTATTGAATGAGTATGGAAGGCTAACCGTATCATTGCTGTAGATAGGGCCAAGCTCAACAATAGTACCGTCAGCAGCAACAGAAATAAGCTTGTCACCAGATACCCGGTAATGCTCCGAAAAGCGCTCATTCCATAAACCTCCCCGATCTACACCAACCCCAGTGCCGTATTGAGTTAGCCCAGGCTGCTCCAGCATATAACCAGCAGCACCCAGGACAGGACGAACAACGCCAGACATATTGACCGGCAAATAGTCCCGGTAGTCAGTTTCGCTGCCAACTTTATCCCCTTTGATTAGGTTTATCGGCATAGTAGGCATTAGACGGTCAACCCTAATGATTGAAAGTCAGCGTCACGTATAACAAAATTCTTGATTACCGTGAGCTTGTCAGTGGTGCCAGTTTTAGTTGCTGTAATCTTAACCGTATACCCGCCAACCTTATTGAAGGTTAGCTCTGCTGTTGCAGCGGTATCACCAAAAGACTCGCTAGCAATAGAAATGCCGTCTTTAGCTTCCCAGTCAACCGTTACCAATGTTTCGTCAAGAATCCACTGCGGGTACTCTTGGGCAAAGTCAAAAGTGAAATTTAAAATATCGTCTTTGAACACATAGTCAGCGCCATTGTTCACAGCCGGCTCGGGATAGAAAGTACGATCTCGATAATCCCATTCATTACCAGAGCCAAATGGCAAGGTAGAAGGATTTTGTGCGTCCGGTACGCTTACTATTAGGTTTTCTAACGCCTTCATCCCTTCCGCTGCAGTCTTGACAACCTCAGCAGGAGCAGGCTTACCAAAATAAGAACAAAGCTGGATTAGCAAAAGCTTTTTGAAAGGACCAGCCATCTCGCGAGATAAGCCAGAATTGTCAGCAGGGTCGCTCTCGCCATAGTTAGCAGGAAAGGACCACTTTAAATCCAGCCCATCTGCCTTTAGTTCAGCTGCATAATCATCAGCTACCTGTAATCCAACTTCAGTATCTTCTGGGGACGCGCTATTCGTCAGCCCCGATATTCTCATCAGCCTGTACGTTCCGCTTACGAGTGCGCCTTTGCTTACCATCTTTCTCAGCCTTTTTAACTAGATCAATGTGATCAACAAAGCCCAACCCTTCAAACTGCTCTTTGAAAGCAGGCTTAATAACGCACTGGATAACCACGCCTTTTACGTCTTTAAACATTGTGCAATGTTTGTCGCTCATTACTTACACCTTGTAAAAACAGTGGGGCCATTACAGCCCCACCAGATAACCACTTATTAAGTGATACCATTCATGCGCACACCCCAGAAAGGATTGAAGCACGCAAAAGTCGGTAAAATATCAAAGCGGTAGCGGTTTTTGTTACCTACACCATCACTGAAACGGTGAACACGGATGCTCATATTCTTATGGTTCATAACCATAGAGTCCAAAGCGTGAAGCTTAGGCAGAACAACCGAACCCATACCAACAAAGTCCTCACAGTAAGCAAGGCCAGGACGGTAAGTCGTGTCAGCAGTTTCGCGGATGGTAACGGTGTCACCCGATGTAATCGCGCTAGCAACAGTATTGAAAGCAGCGTTCAAGCCAGCTTCAAAGATTGCAGCACCAGACACATCGCAGACAATGTTGCCAGAGCCGTCAGCAGTGTAGGTAGTGTTACCAGAGCTATCAGGCAGCACGGTTAAGGTTAAAGGAATTTCTGAACCAGACTTGAACAGCGTCTTACGGTTGCGCATGTTCACTAAGAATCGAGTTGGGAATTCCAAGGTAGTACCAGCAGTCAGTGTGCCAGTGGTAGCCGTGAAGCCTGCCAAGGTCAAGCTCATGCGGTAAGTGTCCTTGTACGACGTATAAGTCGCAGAAGGAGTAGCCGCAACAGTGATACCTGTTACGTCATTACCTGATGTGTACTGTGGCAGGTTGTTAGTGGTTAAAACTTCGTTGAAACCAGCGAAACCCTTCTTAACTACTGCATTTGCCCAGGCTTCACCAACATCAGGGTTCACGCCTAGCTGAGTTTGTAGGTCAGCCAGGACAGTCTCATCGAAACAGTCGATAACGCCATAACGCTTGCCAGATGGTGCGCCGATGTCTTTCAGTAATGCGCCAGCGTTGGCCACATCAGACCACTTAGCGATTGAATTATCAGGGTCGCCACTGGTAAGCGCTGCATTGTTGGCCATGAATGAAGAAAGTTCAGTCTCCAGCTCAATAACCATATCTTCAGCGATAGGTGCCAGCAGTTGATCCAGCTGATCAGCCTCAAGCGCTTCTTCAACCTGAGTGTTCTCAACGTACACGGTAACGTAGTCAGACACTTCTGCCTGAACCTTACCAGTACGCACTGGATTTGCAGTTGATGAAGTCAAATCACCATCAGCAGTACGTTGTGGAACATACTGAGTTGGGCGCTTCATTGACACTTGGCCGTAATCGCCGCCGGTTGAAGGGTCGAAGTCGTTGACAAGCTGCTTGGAAACGGTATTAGTCAAAACAGTGCTTGACTCAAACCCCTTCGCAAAGCTTTTTAACAGCTTCTTATTGATATTACTTTGATACTCGTTAGCCATTTAAGACTCCTTAAAAGAACTGTGTGTCCGGATGCTTCCGGTCAAAATCATCTTTGTCTAATGCGCCACCGCCTCGGATTTCCCCTACCGGCTCAGGCGCTTGTGTTACTTTTGGCGTAGTAGAAAGTGCGGCAGGCTTAATCTCTGACGCTATCTTTATACCGGCGCTTACTGGGTCCATAGCTAAAACCTCGTGCATCAAAGCAGGGTTATCGTGCAGATATTCAACGATCTTACCGCCGTTCTGGTCGCCCATAATGTACCGCCCCAACTCAGGGGAGATACCGGCCTGGTTAATCACCTGCTCTGCAACTCGCAGCTTGTCCATATCAACACCATCGCGCACTGCATTCTTCGCATAGGTCGATATGGCTTGCTGTGCCTCTGCTCTTGCCCGCTGCTCTTTCTCGGACTCAGCTTGTCTCAACATCGCAGCCTTTGCAGATTCTTCTGCTACCTGGCGATTGTAAGCAGCCATATT